ATCCATCGTTTTGGAAAAACATATTCAAGTTACCGCTTGTATTTGCAATATCCATTCTATAGTTAATTGCTAATCCTAATAATTCACCCAAATCTTGATATGGTGTTGCACCAATTGAACGTGATACTGAACAGTTTGGGTCTAATTTTGGGTCAATACATATTTCTTTAATAAATTCGTCTCTTGGACCTAAGTCAACAAACGTTGTTGGTTTGTTTAAAGTGTCACCTGTAAATGATATCCCGTTTGATGTTGGTGCGGATCTATAATATAATCTTTTTTGTCCTATAACCAATCGTGCAATATTTCTACAATATTTTGCTAAATTTTCAGAATTACGATTAATTGATGTAATAATTCTTTTAGCTTTAAATTGAGTGAAGTATAATGAACCTGATAACCAGTTATCTAAAAATGCATAATTAACAATTCCTCCGCAGAACATTTTTCCTACTCTTTTTCTTCTATAATATTCGTTAATAACTTTAGTTAATCTAGTTGGCGTTTGAGTTCCTGGAACGATATAAAAAACCCCATTATAAAATTCACTTCTTGCACTTTGAGTTACAAAACCACCATTGTAAGTGTAACGCCCACAACTAAAATTTCTAATGTCGGTTGGGTAATCACCATTATTGTATGAATTTTTATAATCGGATAATGAAACACCTTGTCTATGTCCACCGTATATTGCGGTAGATAGTAAAGTATACCCCGTTAATCCCGCTAATGTTGTAACATATTCCCTATGATAATTTGCCGGTAAAAATGCTGCGTTACTACTACAACCAGTATATGTATTTGTATTACCTGTCTTTAGAATAAAATAACCAGTTGCTAATGATTCGTCATAAACTGTATCATATAAACTGCATCCACCATTAAAATAATCAAACGTAAATCCTGTTTGACCTCCACCAATAATGTTATTTTCATCTGAACATTCAACACATTCAGGATAATTTATTAAACTTAATGCAGTTTGATTGTTGATTTGAAATTCTGTTACATTTTCTCTTAAAAAACGATAATTTGACCCTCCAACACTTATTATTGCCTCAGCAAACCAACTAAAAATAAATGTTGCAAAATTTAAAAATTGTAATGTTAAAAATTTAATAACATAATCAAGCGACAATAAAAAATCCGCAATCAATAACGTAAATGTATAATTTCTAAATCCAAAATTTGATGGTGGTGTTAATTTATCTCCACAATCTTCTTCTTCTGATGGATGTAATTCATTTATATTTGTAAAATTTCCACCTACTTGGTAGTTACTATGAAATGATGAAACTGTATAAACTTTATTATAATTAAATCTATAAAAATAATCTTTAGGGTAATATTCACCTAACTCATTATATAAAATTCCATAATTAGAATAATCAGAATAATTTAATGTTGTACCCGTACCTTTAACAGCAATTGATGGGTACTCATTCCAATCGGTTCCAAAATAATATGATTTATCAACTTCGGTTGATGGACTTGTATATTCTCTAATATTTGGAATTAAATAATCTGCGTTAACTCTAGCTCTACTTAAATCATTATCGTTCATGTTTATTCTAAAACGATAACACGCAGAAGTTGGTACACCTTTATTTGGGTCATTAGTTATTTCATTTTCTCCAAATTCATTTGTATAGACATAATCCATATTCATTTCAATTGGAAACACAAATCCACCATCGTCCGGTATGTCTTCGTTTAATTCAACCTCTTCTAATATCGGCGCCATTATTGTTGTACCTGAAATTAGATTTTTTTGTGGTGTGAATCTAATTGCTTCAATCGTTCCAGATTTGGCAATCAAATCACATTTTCTACCCATTTTCTTTTTGGGTCTACAGTTTTTATTAACCGCACTTTTACCATTGTCACCATATATTCCACCAATAATAAATGCTGTCGGTGTTATATTAATTCCTTTCTCCGATAAATCAAAATCAGTTCTTGTTAAACCAATTTCACAAAAATCGTCGTTACCCCAAAAAGGATAAACTTCAATCGTTTTATCAAATGAAACAATTTGTGGTAATGTATTTAAATCTTCAGATGCCTTAAATGTATATTTGTTTTTAAATTTATCCACTCCATCACCTTGTCTCATGAAATCGTAAGGTCTTAAAGAGAAACAACCAATATCGGATAAATCAACATCAACGTGAATTGTTTGTTGTCCTAACGGTACCCCCCAAATCATAAAATCACCAGAACTATTTGTTTTAACTGTATACGAATAATAAGTTTCATACACTTCTAAAACTTCTTCTCTTGTTAAAATATCTTCTTGGTCAAAAAATGTACCGGTTGGTTCATGTCCACCATGTTGTTTTCTTGATGGTAACAAATTGTATCTATAATTGTTACTATCTTTATCCCCGATTTCGGTATATGGATATAACGCAGATATAACTGGGTCATTTGAATGAATTTCTAATTGTGGAACAAATAACGATACTCTAGCATTTGGAACACCTAAACCATTATTAACTGAAATACGACCACACACAACACCGTAATCCGAACACATTGACGAATAAACATCCTTTTGTGTGAATCTTAACGATAGAACTTCCAAAAAATCAAAATCTTGTTTTAATTCAAGATTGACAATTTGGTCCTTCCCAATGTTTGTGGATATTCTATGCTTCTGTATCATTCTTTTAATAAATAGAAAAAAGGAGATTTTCTACTATTATAAACAAAAAACATTTTAATATGTAGTCGTTCCTAATGTTTTGGTTCTAACTCTAATATCGGTATTAGGGAACCTTATTTGGAATATTTGATTGGACTTCATAAAAATGGTCATATCTGACTGTAATATTTCCTTAGTTAATGTGTCTTTGTATGCCATTGCAGTTTCCGATGATGAATATAACCCACCAATCTTATTATATGCCCTAATATCAATTACATTCACTACTCCAGGTATTTGACCAATTTGTCTAATTAAATCTCCAACAAATAACGGGTCACCCATTTTTCTTTTGGAAATGTCAAAGAAATCTGTAGTATCGTTAATTGCTGTTTTAATGACATCTGTTGGGTTTTCATTTTTATCAATCACAATATCCATTTCCAATGATAAGTCAATAACTTCCCCACTTGCAATGTCAATGTAGTCATTTATCATTCTATATTCAGAAAGATATTCTATAATATTACTTTTTAATGTGTTTGAAACTGTGTCAGATAAATTACCACTATCATCATAAGATAAAATTTTAATTTTTACCTTATTATCTTCTTCAATGACATTCACTTTTGCTGGTGCTCCGAATGTTGCTGGCATCAACTCAATTATTGATTTATAATCATTTAAAGTAACCGCTCTATTTTGTGCCGCAAAGTTAAAAGAAATCATGTTTCTTAATTCTTCAATTGTTGGTTGGTCTGCCCCACCAACGGCAGGTGTTATATTTGTAACCCTCATAGATTGAGTCACTTGTGTGTTAATTGTAGATTGTGGTCCATTAACGTCCAATTCCATATTATCAATACTCGTGATAACATTTACACCTAAATTGGAATCTTTTCCTCCACCAACTCTGTATTTTATGAATAAAGTTGTACTTGATTTTGGTATTGCTCCCAATGACATATTATTAAGATAGGTTGAAAGGTTAACTTTCATCGTACCGTTCATATGACTATCTAAATTGTCTAATGGGTCAACATTACCTGAACCGAATGTAACTGAAAAATATCCTTCTGGTGTATATTCAGTTACAAATTTATTTGTAACGGTTTTATTGGTTCCCGCCTTAAAATTATTTTTATCTGATACTGCGGTTGGGTCTGATACGAAAACTTTATCCTGTACTAAACTTTTAACTTCATACCATTTATTTGTTAAATCACTAAATTCATTTGAAGTTGGGTTAGCTCCAAAGTTAGTACCATCTTTATGTATGATACTACTAACACCTAACACATCTTGTTCGGGTAAATATAATTTTAAAAATGGTTTTTGATCTAATGATGTAATTACTCTTCTATAGATTCTTGTAACTCCATTAACTACCGCCTCTCTTTTTGTAATTGTATAAGAAACTAATTGATTATTAGCATTAAAATTTGGTATTTTCAATCTATTTGGTTCACCCTTACTATTAAATGGGTCTGAAAAATCTACATCCTCTACCGTTTCAAAAATTTGTCCACCTCCCGATACTTGTGTTCCTGATCTCATAATTCCCAAATATCTTTCATCTTCCTTATCACCTCTAACCGGAACATTCATTGAAAAGTCACATAATGCAACTGAAGGTCTTTTACAAGGTATTTTCATACCATAAGTTTTCGCAATATGAAATAACGATTGTCTTTGTTGTGCAAAATCTAACATTGTTTCTTGCCAAACTCTATCTATATGAAAGTGTAGGTTATCCGCAACCGCAGCATTTAAATCTAACAATACTGAAAATATTGATGCGTCGTTGGTATTCTTAACCAAGTCAGGATAATATTGTGTTGTTAGATTTACTAACTCTTCCCTTAAACCCGCAAAATCTCTTGTTGCGTATGATATTTTTTTACTCATCTTAAATGTTTAGTATTATAAAATCCGAAGACGTGAATGCCCCGTTATTTACTGTATATTCAATTTTAACTACAGCCGTATGTGGTTTTTCAGAATCACTTGAAACCCTAAAAAGTCTATTATCTTCATTTTCTTGTAGTGAACTAATTTGGTCAGGGTCATCTTCTGCGGACACTACCACTATTGAAGTTAAATCCAAATTAGGAATGTACTTTTTCACAGAATCACGAATTTCACTTTCAATCAATCCAAATGTGACAGCATCGTTTTGGTCAAAGATGTATTGATACAATCTAGTACCAAAATCAGGTAAATAATATCTACTACCCTTCTTTGTCAATAGGAGGTGTATTAAATCCGCTCTAATCTCTCTTTCGGGAGTTCCAGTCATCTTTAAAAACTTTCCCTCTAAACTATCCCTAAATGGGAAATCTATTCCATAGGTTGCTGCCATATTCAATAAATATAAACAATACGAAAATGGTTATGTATCTTCTTTTATTTTTGTATTTCCCTTTTGATGTGAGGGTAAGTAAGGACATCCTGAACATTTGTTACCACAACAGTACCCTCTCTTCAATAAAAAAAGAGAAGTCAGAACCATAAGCCCTGACTTCTCATCTATGTAATAATCAACCCCTTCTATCATTAGATACTTGTAATTTCACAACTTCCACCAGAACATGCTTGAGCAGCAAAGTCACTAATATCTTTATATTGAGGTCTGTCTAAAATTTCACCGAAATTAACTTCTTTGAATTGACGAGTAATAGTTTCCCATTTGTAGAATAAGTGAACGTCTTTTAAACAATAAACCATTTTCTTCATATCACCTTTAAAGTAGTTCTTAGCAAATTTCTTCGCTCTTGATAACCAATATTCTTTTAATAAAACCTGTTCTCTTGTTCCTGTTAAAGTTATACTTCTATCTAATAGAGTATCACAAGCTAACCATAAGTTTTGATTAAAGTAATGTAAACCATCAATAATTAAA